TGTTATTTGTATACCACTCTTTCTGATTTCTCCTTTTACTTTCACTTTCTTTTTGTTGTTTTAAAACCTTCTCTTTATTCTTATGATACCAATCTCTTTTTTGTTTTTTTCTTTTATCACTTGAACTTGATCTCAAGTTCGCCATAGTTGGAATACTTGTAATTCTTCGTGTTCCATCTCCCCATTTCTTTTGATGTTGGTCAATAAGTTCGGAAAGGTCTTTAGCCATGGATTCTCCTACGCAATAGAATCCTTCCAACCATATTTACATATCCAATAAGAATCTACAATATCAGTTGTAGGATTCGTTAGTTTAGTTGATTTGGGTCTAAGAGTTTTTTGGAAGTCTTTTGGTACGTTAGACTCTTCAGAAAATGCATTATACATTAATTCTTTATTTGCATTACCTTTGTCTGTCGCAAATTTCTTAATTACTGTAGGGGGCACAGAGATAAATTCTTGGTTATCTCTGTACATTTTATGTTTGAGTAGACCAGAGTTTTCGGCAACAGAACGCACATGAGATTTACCAGAAGTTGCGAATGCATATCCCTCTATGAATACTTTACTTCCACGAACTATATTCATAGCCCAATCCGAAAGTAAATCATGTCTTTGTTCTTCTGTTTCCCATTCTGGATATGGATCTGCATATATGTTTAAAATCTCATGTTGGGCGGCCCGTCTGAGTCGCTGTGTATTCTCCAAATAATGTATAGTACACCTATTAAAATCAAACTGTCTATTATCATTTTCTTCTTTCCACACGCATATCGCGGGTGATGTTAGTGAATAATCAATCCCAGCTATCCTCATCATCGTCTATAATACTTTCTTCTGGTTCTTCAATTGGATTACCGCAGAAAGCACAAGCTTCAATGGATGGTCTTTTAAGTCTATCTTCCATCATATACCTAATTGTGTATTCTTCATCGCAGTAATCACACAATATTTCATAAAGTATATAGTCATCTTCATTTATCTTAATTTTTACTGACATCCATTTCCTCTAATGTAATTTAAATTGCATCATCTAAACTTAAAGTTGGTGTAGGTTTTACACCTTTTAGAGCTTGTTTTTTAGCACAAACTTGTGTAGTTACAAAAACATATTGACTAACTTCTGGTGTAATGGTTTTCTGATCATGTAGATTTGCCACAAACCACTCCCATGAATGATCTTTTTCATATTTTGACACAGCACATTTAACTATTTCAAATACATCTTTTGGTTTTAACCTCAATTGAATTTGGGGATTTACCGCCATGTTAAAAAAATATCGGGCATACCAATACTCTTTTTCTCCTTTTGGCCAAGGTTCGTGTGTCTTTTTTTCAGCCTGTTTCATTTCTATTTGAGCAGGAACTTTTTCCTCCGCTTGTTCTTGTGTTGGGGCAACATTGATGGTACACCCCAAAAATAATATTGTAAATATAATAATTATTAATGAATTTTTCATCTAGTCCTTTTTTAGATTACTTCACACCCTCCTGCCGTACATGCCAACTCTTGACTTGCAATGGTATAGTCTTGTGATTCGTATTTTGATAGCTCTGCCCAATCCACATTTTTTGGCATCGCTTTTAAGGCTTCTTTGTACTCTTCCTCTGTACAATCTTGATATGGTGCCTGACGATAAACATGCTCACTAAATGGAAGAAATGATATACCACTAATGGAATCAAAATTTTCATACACCCAAGCTGCTACGTCAACCCATTCATCTTCCTTTACGGAAATTGTAACAGATGGTTTATGTTCACACCAACTAGTGGCATATGTTTTCCACAAATTTAATTGTTCCAATGCAGTCATATCCATACGACAAACTGCTCCTTTTGGAGTTTTCATTGGAAACGAAAATACTGTGGTATGTTCTGGTTTTGTTACATCTGCCTCATTTGGAAATCCCATTTCTTGCATGAGTTTACAAAGAGGATCTTTTTTGTCTGCTCTTACTGTTCTAATATAAAAAGGATTATGCCTGGCATGAATACCAGAAGCAGAATCAACAAGCTGAGAAACAGTACCACTAGGTTTGACACAAGTGATGGCCGCACTAGCTGGTATTTCAAGTTTTTCAGACCATTCTTTATTAGTCTCATAGGCGACATCTCTTAGTTCCTCTAATAGTTCTTTTAGTCCGCTTCTTGTTCCATTAGTGATTGGATTATCCATGATTCCTGTGAGGGATACTCCCAATAATCTCTCTTCATCGCAGTTTCTTTTCCATTCTCTTGAGAGGTATTTAAACTCAGTAAGGGTTGATTGAAATGTTCCAAGGATTGTCGCAGATCGTACTTTCTCTTTGAGAGATTCGCGAGTGTCTTCTCGTCTGACAACGATTTCAGATAAGTTGCAAAACTCCCTACTCCGTAAAATGATTTCACTGCACGGATTTGTGCCAAAGTCGCTTCGGGGATCTCGTCTAAGTATATTGTTTCCATCTTCATCTTTGTACCTCTCATTTAATTGTTCAACTGTTTTTTTGGCCGACATTCCATTATAAATTCCTCTTTCTCCTGACTTGGAATCATAGAGAGATAACCATTCTCGCATGAAAGTACCAACGTCTGGTTTTTCTTTATAGTTAACTGAGTTGTTTGCGAGGGCTCTTTGTACGTTGTGAGTATACCACTCACCATGCTTGGCGAAACGCATCTCGCGATCATTAAGATTAGACAAGCTAATGAGAGCGCTACGACGCACACCCCCCACAACAACGATTTCTGCTGTTTTGCATACGATATCATGACATTCTATTGGTTTTAATTTTCTTCCTACAGAGCTCTTAAAAGTATTTATTGTAAAAGTAAAAAGATCTGTCAATGGTTGAGGCCCAGATGCCCGACCACCAAAGGTTTTAAGAGGTGCACCAGCTGGTCTTACTTTAGACACATCCCACTTTGGTATATGGCCACCATATAATAATGATACTAATTCTTTAAATGCTTTTGCCCATCCTAGTTTTGAATCTGCGACAACAACTACAGAATCGGTATCATATAATTCTTCTGGAACTGTTGGTAATTGACTTGTATATTCTTCCTCTACAGAAAAACCTACTCCTGTTCCATTCATCAATACATATAAAATTTCATCAAATGATCTTGGACTATCTACTTTAATGTAGGAACAATTGTATCCTGCTACATTTTCTTTCTTGAGAGCGGGCCCTGCAGTCATCAAACACCTCATTGAAGGCATTACATTCAGTTCTTTGACCGCATTTTCTAACTCAGTTCTTTGACCATTTTCAAGTTTAAAACCATGTTTATCTTCTAACCACTCTGTAAAAAAATTAAAATATCGTTCTACTGTTTCATCCCACGTTTCCCTTCTTCCTAGTGTATAATCCCATCTAGCATATCTGGATAGGTGGATGTACTCTTGATAAGTGGTTGGTAATTTCATTATTCTTCTCCTATTTTTAATTTTTCTAAAAATTCTTTTTGTTCTCTTTTAGAAAGACTGTGCTCAACTACACCAAGGTCTTCCCTTTCAGTCCACATATGATTATTATCTACATAATTTAAATGTTCTTTAATTATCTCCATCTCTTGTTTTGAGAAAGTTACTGCGTCTTGATCGTAATCTTCAAATGCTTCACAACATATTGGAAAATTTGGTTTGACCAACTTATACATTGCATCTGCATAATCTCTAATTTCTCTTTGTGCATGACTATCTGATCTTAGTTTTATAAAATGAAAGAAATTATGTAAATCAATTTTCCATATACACTCGGTATAATTAGCCACAGGTAAAACTGCTCTAGCTAATTCCCTAGAAAGTTCATGTTCCAATAGAACTTGATATGCCATGGACGCACCATCGTAAATTCTATTGAATTCAAATTGTAATGAACCTTTATTAGTTAGGGGCTCCCCCCTACCTTGGTTATTTGTAGTAGATTGTTTAGCGAGGTAATCACCCTCAGGCAGATAAAATTCATCACTCATTACTGAGTAACGGCCAGAATACTCGTTTAGGTTTGCCATCCTGTGTCTTACGAGTTGTCTCATAATAAAAATTGGTAACTTCAAATGGAACTTGACTTCGCACATCTCAAAGGGTGAGGTGTGTCTATGTCTCATTAGGTAACGGATAAGGTTCCGCGTTTGACTTACCTTTCGTGTTCCTTCTCCATAACTAATACGAGCAGAATTCTCTACTTCTTCATCATCACCCATCACATCTAGAAGTTTTACAAATCCTAGTTGATGAATTGTTTCCATACCTAAACTTTTTTCCAACTGTGCACTTCCCACTCACCCCGCTGACCAGAGTAAGTATTTCTATTTATAATTTCAACTAATCCAGCATCTTTTATACTGGTTAGAACCATGTCGTTTATATCTTTACAAGTGATTGATTTTGGCCAGACAACTACTTTCCATCCGTCTTGTAAAGACTTCACCATACTTCTACAGATTTGAAAATTTCTTGGTTCATTATCAAATATAAGTGTGGTCTTATCTTTATTAAGGATACTTAAATCAGACATATCCGCACCAGCCATCGCAAGACAATTTGGTAAGAATAGAGAGTCAATTGGCCCTTCTACCAAATATGTATGTTGGTCTGAATTCCACCTTTCAAGTCCAAATACCTTTGGTGAATTCTCATGAACTTTGACTGTCACATATCTAATTTTAGACTTTTGTAGGGCCCGCCCTTGTGCTCCGATAAGTTGGTTATCTTTATCAAAAAAGGGTATCACTAGTCTTGGTTCTTTACTCATCAAATTTGAGTAGTCTATTTGACATACTGAAAGGGCCCAGTCCTTGAAATCTTCTGCATAGAAGATTTTATTCATAAAATGTTGAGGTATTTTTCTACCCTCATAATAAACTTTTGCATAGTGTTCTTTTGGTAAAGACTCTATGGATGGTAAATCAATACTAGGTTTCTTTGGTTTGAATTTTGGTTTTTCAAATTTAAACTCTGGTGCTTTAGATTTTCTTTTACCAGTTTCACCTGCTCGGTATCTCTCCATGATATATTGTTTATGGAGATATGGGTCAAGGTCTTTGATGAGATTGCCTACAGACTGACCTACACCACAATTATGACATTTGAAGAAAAGGTCTGTCTTTTTACGATAAACATAACCTCTTGCTTTTGATTTGGATTTGTGGGAATCTCCGCATTGAGGACAACGAAAGTTCCAGAGATAGTCTCTAACTTTCTTGAATCTTTCTAATCGCGGAGAAAGAAGACTCAGATATTTTGTATCAGTAATAATACTCATGATATAGAGGAGATAGAGTTGTCAGTCAATATAATAATTATAACATACTTTTAGGATTTGTCAACCCCTTCTGTTGATTGCATGTTGATTTTTTATCCAAGCATTTGCTGCTCGTGAGGATGGTTTTTGTTTGATTAATTTTCCAATTTCTACGAATACTTGAGTAAAAATATCTTCACCCGCAGAATTGTTATCTACTACAAGAAAGTTTCCTCTACCAAAATAAGATTGAAATTTACCTACATTTTCTTGGACTGCATTCCACATTTTAGTTACTTCACTTTTCTCTAATTGTCTAGCCCTCATTTCATTTCTTTGTTGAGCAACTTCAAGTGATGTATTGACAAATATCATATAAGTATCATAACCAATCTTTCTAAGAGCATCAGATGATTTCTTTATCTTATTATAATCTTTACCAGTTCCATCAATGAGAAGTCCAAGACGGCCTTCAATGAACCCTGCTTGTTGTCTAGAGACAATCTTTTTGGCTCTATCTCTTATTGCTTGACCTTCATCTGAGTAGATATCCTTTGCTGTAGTTGCTTTACCAGCATCTTTCAACATTTTGGTAAACAATGGATCTGAATCAACTATCTTCAATCCATAAGGATTACTCTTCCCTACACCAGATGCAGAAGCGACATAAGATTTACCAGAGCCTGGGCCACCAGCAGTGAAGAATGCTTTGAATATGCCAGGGTCATTAACACCTTCATATAATTTTATGAAGTCTTGGAATGTTATCATTACGCCTTCCTCCTCGCTTTAGCAGCTTTGACAATAGCGATCAATTCAGTATCCATTGGTTTATTTATTGCTATCTCATATTCTCTCTTAAATTGTGCATCAGCCATTCGTTTATCTTTCATCCTTAATTGTAGTTCTTTGCGTCCAGTAACAGGATGTTGTGGAGAACGTACCGCTCGTGTATGATAAAAACTTGATGGATTCATAAGATAATCATTAAATTTATATACATCATCAAACCATGCACCCCCTGTATACTCAGGATATTTTTCATAATAAGCTGGGGATACATCCTTTTTGAAACCCGATGATTCAGTTAGATGTTCTTGAAAAGTTTTCATTTGTTTCTTTCCTTTGTTATTTTTTTCATCTTTTCTATGTACTTCCTGTACACGTTGGCAGGGCCAGTTTTACCCATAACTCTTGCTCGTTGTTCCATCGCTATTGCAGCTTGTATTTTGTGTGCATGAGTTTTCCCTGAGTTTTCTATCTTTTTAACAGACTTTTCAGCATCTTCTGTAGTTGCAAACTTGAGTCCATGTATCGTACCTTTTGGATTCTCATCCGTATAAAGGTCTGAGTGTTTGTCACTCCCAGCTGGTTGACCTTTCTTTCTTGGTATTCTGGGCCCTTCTTCTAAATGTTGTTTAAAGGATTTCATTTTTCAGAGTAAATTGAGGTTATTGGTTGTGTTTTGAGCCAATTTGTTCTATCCTTAAAGATTGTAAGAATATCTTTTGCGATATTCTTTTTAGTTGCTTTCTTGTATCCTTTAGTACCTGGCGTAGAATTTATCTCTATAAAAATAGGACTATCTTTCTCTCTATCTTTTGCAGGAATAAAATCCACTCCAACCCATAATCCATCAACTGCTTTGGCTGCCTTTTCAACATGATCTTGTTCTAATTTTGTCAAAGTAAGTATTTCTGGTACTGAACCAAGTGATACATTACTTCTAAAGTCTTTCTTAACGATAGGTCTTTTTATAGCACCATAAAATTTTCCAGCGATGACATGAGCTCTCACATCATATTCCGCTACAATAAAGTCCTGTAGTAGTACACCCATATTTGGGTCTAACTTATACAACAATTGAGTTGTGGCAGATAGTGACTCTTCTGATTCAATTTTAACTACACCAACTCCTAGTGAACCAGTTATTGTTTTCAAGATTACAGGATATTTTGAACCCAATCTATCAAATGCATCAAGTGCTCTATCTTGGTGATGTATCAAAACTGTTTTTGGTTGAGTTAAACCAGTTTCAGCTAAAATTAAACTTGTGCGATACTTATCAGAAGTTGATTCCATACAGAGTCTATTGTTGATGCAACAAACACCACCTCTTTCAAGTTGTGTCAATAAATCCATCCAAGACTTTTTTCTTGTAATAGGAGCCCTGACAAAAACTATAGTATTTTCATCAACTAGAAAACCTTTATCATCATCTATACCATGTATGAATCTCTTACCATCTGAATCAAGTTCTGAGTAAGCTCCACTAACATCAACCTTATATCCTTTTAATCCTAATTTCTCACCCTCAGTAATAAAGTCATCAGCAGTTGCCTCTGGATCATCTGGATCATCTGGATCTTCAAACCACAAATATACAAACCGATATGATGTTTCTTTTATCTGTTCCTGCAGATGTGCACCAAATGTTTTCATGTATTCCTTCCAATAATATTTAGATTCATTTTGGTATTCTACTTTTTTCTGCTCTTCCACGATTTACAGACTCATCTTCAAATCCTACTATCCTTCCATTTCTATGAGATGCATCTTTACCATCACCATTTCCATAAGTACCTCTCCTTCTGTTGTACCGATTCAACTCTGCACGATACTTCTTACTTTTCCTTGAAGATTGAAATTTTCTATACTCATCCTTATAATCTCTTTCCTCTACCATCGCAACAGAATCTTTAGGATTACCAGTAAGGTTTGCAAGGGATATATGATATACTCTTCCAGAATCGTATGTACCTTGTAAAGAGTCCATTACATATTCTTTCCAATCCTGTTGATTTTTTAATTTAACGTACCAAGATTTAGAACCACCCTTTTCCATTACTTTTACGATTGGGTCTATGTCTATAGAAAACTCTGGTTCATCAAAGTCTTTAGCTTTAATTCTACCTCTGAGTTTTTGCCATCCACTTCCAGATGCGAGGGTTATGTGTAAATCACTATCTGATATTGCTACTGCGTCTGAATTTTTGGATAAAACCTGAGCTCTAATCATCTTGATTTTTTTTAATAGTGAACCTTCCACTTTCCATTTCAGAACTGATTCTACTTTTATCATAAATACTTTCGGCATGAAAGACTGTCAGGGGTGTACCTTTGGGAAGTGCACCCCATCCCTTCTAGTTTTTTTGTTACTAATCTATTTTTCATTTCCAGTTTTCCTTTACCCATGTGTCCTTTACTTCATGTGGTTTTGGTGTTCCATGAAAAACTACTATTTTTGAATTCATATCATATCCACAAGTATAACTTTGTAGCCAATCAGAAGGATAATATACTATATCCACATTGTGTTCTTTTAATTGATTTGTAGTCCACTCTTGATCTCCTCTATAAACTACAGGAGGAAAAGAGTTTAAATCGTGATATAAATTTTTCTTTCCATTTAATGTTTTATCAAAATATTCTTCTGCAGTAAATCTAGTTCTCAATGCTTCAAACCAGTTATCAATGATATAAGAGTGTTCACCTGCATTAAATCTCATACATGATGCGTTTATACAATCAATCTCCCAATCCTTGATACCAACAAACTCGGCATCTGGTTCAAATAAAAATAAATCATCTATTGAATTATTAATCACCACATCTAAATCAAGAAAAAGAATTTGACCAGTTATATCATGTAACTCTTTTTCAAATAACTCAAACTTTGTATAACTATCTTTTAATTCTTTCCTTAATAGTGGTTTAGTTTCAATCTCTTCATTTAATCCAGTTGGATCTTCTGTTAAACATACAAACCGATGCGGTAAAGTTAAGTGTCTTTCAACCATACTGTATAGTTTGTTTACATAACCAGCAGAGAATTTAGTTCCCCACTTTACACATAATATATTTTTCATTATAATTGTTTTTTTAATGTTTCTACATATTTTGAAATAGAATGATCTAAACCATCTGTTTCAGAAATTAAACCATTATCGTTATCTGGCCCCCAATCCAAAGTCTGACTATCTACAAATACTCCTGTGTGAAGATAAGGATAAGTAGGACTAAAAGTGACAGGATCACTCCTGCGAACCACACGCCAATGAGTGGGTTGTCCACCAGACAAAACTTGAGAAGATACTTTTGGTGATCCGTAAGAGAAAACTTGAACATTGTAACCTCTTTTGTGTAACCACATTCCTACAATCTGAGCAATGGCTCCACCTAAACTGTGACCAGTAACGTGTACTGTATGTTCTAGTTGATAATATTTGTCAACCTCTTGAATAATTGTTGTAGATGCATCTCTAAATCCCTTATGAAGATATATGTCTAATACATCATCTTTTATCATTCTTATGTCAATATCTGATAATACATTTGCTGTGTTATCAGTTCCCCTAATGACAATAATCGTTATTCCATCACTAGTTTTTACTTCATAAGAAAGATTGTTTACCTCTGTTCCACCATTATCATAAATTGATTCACAGTATTCTGCGTGTTCAACAAGTATTTCTACTTTAATTGGTAGATTTGATTTATCACCACTTGTCGCACCCACTTCTTCAGCACTCTTCGCACATCCACTAAGTAGTAGAATCACTCCTACTATTATGAGCTTCCAGTTCTTCTTTTTTCTTCCAAGCAGTTGCACCTAATATGGCTCCAAATGATAAGTGAAACATCGCACCTCCTTCTAGTGTAAGAGGCATCCATCTACTCGCATCACATACCAAACCTTTGGCAACCATCATGTTACAATAACTATCCATTTTTATATTCCAGACTACTGGCCCTATGAAGAAATCACAGAGACAAATGAAAAGATAAACAAGTCCTGCCCAATCTCTCCAATGTCTGTTAATCGTTTTGTTTATACTCATAAAATATTTTGTATTATAAAAACTGCAATTGCACCAGACATTCCCCAAAGAAAACTCATATAAGACCATTTGAGAAATTTGTATTTATTGAGAGCAAGAACTTTTCCTTGTCCGTAAATATCTCCAGCCATTGCATCATAAATTTTATCATCAGTCATTAAAGTATCTACATAATCTTCCTTATACTCTTCTATTGGAAGATGTGCAAAATGTCCAAAAAATAAAGGATTAAATAGTGGTGATTTTCTATCTATCTCCTGTGTACCTTTTATTTTTGGGTAATTCGTACTGGGTATAATTGCAAATATTGCAAATAATAAAGAGAAAAAACTACCAACTGCAAATGTTAATAATGGATATTTCATCACTTCATTATCTAAGTTTGCAATAGTTATCGAAAATACAATAGATGCAACAGTAATCATAATGTTCGCCTTTGCATCTGCCATCAATCCTAATCTCATTTGATTACCATGATTGACTCGTAAGATGTTATCTACAGCAGTACGATTCTCTGGTACTTTATCAAAAGGATTTATACCATTTCCTTTTGAGTATCTTGTAACGTGTGACATAACATATTTCCTTATTTAAGAGGGGGTGCGTAAAGTAATCCTCCATGAATGTATAATCGGTTCAATCCTCTGTTTAATCCTAATTTTTTCTTAATGTTGCGGTCAAATATTTCTTCGTAATTTCCTACTTGTTTGATTATATCATAAGACCAGTTTTCAGTCAACCCTAACTTTGCACCAAGATGTGGATGATCTTTACCATTTTTTTCACCCATGAATCTTTGAACATTTGGGTCTTTATTTTCTATAAATCTGTCAATATTTTTTGAGTTTATACCCATCTCTTCTGCAATAAAAAGAACATATATTGTCCATCTTACTATGTCTGACCATTTTTGGTCACCATATTTTACAACTGGCCCGAGTGGTTCTTTTGATATTATTTCTGGTAAAATTATATGTCTTTCTGGTGAATTAAATCCTAATCTATTAGATGCTAATCCAGATCTATCAGTTCCATACATATCACAGTCACCTCTAAGATAAACATCTTTTGTTTTTTCATTGACCGAAACAGCAACTGGAATGTACTTTATTTCGTGAAGTTCCATAAAGTCTGCGATATTTTTAGCAGCAGTACCAGAACCTTTGAAACATATTTTAGCACCATGCATCTGTTTAGCAGAAGAAACACCTAAAGATTTTTTTGTAATAAATCCTTGACCATCATAATAGGTTGTTGGTAAAAATTCAAATTTCTTTAGTACATTTCTTGTAAATGTATATGTGGTTGCTGCAGATAACATATCAATAGTACCATCTTTTAAATATGCAAATCTAGTGATACCATTTACTATTTCGTATTCTACAGCATCTGAATCTCCAAATACTGCTGCAGCCACTGCTCTACACATATCAACATCAAATCCCTTCCATCCTTCATCTTCATTATCATATGTCTCTTCAGAAAAGCCAGGAAATTCATCATTAGTTCCACAAATAATATAACCTCTTTCCATTACTCTATCAAATGTAGATCCGTATGTTGGATTATATTCTTCTAATTCTCCTGTATCTCTCAGTTTTATAGCTTTAAGTTTTTCTAACTGCTGTACCAATTTGTTAATGTTATCGTCAATGCGTTCACTAGGTGGACTTCCTTCAACTGAACTGTTAATAACCATTACCCAAAATAACCACACTAAACAAACGACAACCTTACCACTCATAATCATTTTAAAGTCCTGTAAACTTCCATAAGTTCATCATCTGAAATGGGAGAAGTCATTGTATAATATCTTTGATGACCTACTCTCATGAATGCTTTTATGTCAGAAAAACTTGGATACGTTGATTGTAGGTTATGAAGTAGGTAGTCAGGGTCTAAGTGACAAGTTGCACATTGATTATCTCTTGCAAAAACTCTTGTTGATATTTTAAATCTTTCACTTTGAACTAATACTGCTGAAAGGTCTTTTTCCATCCATGTTATTCTTTCATCCATATCTGGAATAACTAGAAAAATTAAATATATAAGAAGTCCGATAATAACATAGATGAAAGATTTACTCGCAACTATTTGGTCTTTAGCTGCAAGTTCCATTTGTTGAACTTCTTCTACTTTTTTGTCTATTTCCTCAATGTCATGTTGTAGTATTTTTGTGTCTTTTTCGTTTCCTGTATTTTTATCCTGTTGTGCCATAATCTATTTTCCTTTTCCAACTTGATTCAACTTTTTAGTTATTTGTTGTTGAAACCATTTCAATACAATGGGAATACTTACATTAGAAGTAAGTCCAAATAAAAAACCGACAGGATATCGGTAAGAAGCATAAGGTGCTAATTGTGGAATATTTGTAAATACTATTGAAATTAATAAATATCCTGTTAAAGACATTCCCATATTGATTAAAAGATCAAATCCTATCAACCAACCATGCCCTTCATATTTTTCTTTATTGTCTGTTCTGTAATTAAATAGAAAAAGCCAAAATGATGCAAATAATATAATTGCCATCATTATCAGCTCATCTATTCCAAAAAGTTGATCCATGCTTTATTTGCTTTCATTAAAATTAGGGGAATCCAATCTTCTTCAAATCATTTATGGTAGAAGCGGCATCAGTATGAAGTATTCCTATACCTCCGGCAGATTCCCATTCTTTGATATTACCTATGTGGTCATCTATCAGTATATTGGGTCTTTTGTCTCTACCATCCATAGCAAAGTTTTTCTTGTTTTTTCTTAGTACTATTTTCATTCTACTTGATGGAAGTTTGAAATTTTTCATCATCCATCTTGTTTTATCTTTCCAAGCTCTTTTGGCAATTGGGCCTCTTGAATCTCTTGGAACTGCTGTAAGCATAAATGGTTGGAATTGTTTTATATATCCCCACAAAACATCAGCATCTGGCATCTTTGGGAGTTGTAAAAATAAATCTACTGGTAAATCTTGCCAGAGTTCATCTTTAAATTTTGTTCCAAGATAATTAGAGGTAAATTTTACAAAATCAGCAACCACACCATCCATATCACAATAGATTTGTGGGTTATCAAATTCTATTATATGTTGCTGAAAACTTTTCATTTAAAGTATTCCTATATACCAAAAAAAATAACCAAGTGCAGCAAAAAATATAAGAAAAACAATTGCAAAATCTGTAGGACTAAGGTTCATTTGTCGTCTATCTCGTAATTAAAAGCTTTAGTATTGCTTTTTGCTGGTTTTGCCATAGGTCTTAACCAAACCTTGATTACCATTTCACCACTTGGAGTTGGAAATGTAAAAGTTGGTTTACCTTTTTTCATCTTGTAATCATCGGTTGCATTTACAGGAAATTTAGCTAACTTTCTTTTTTTTATCTCATCAGAAACATATTTGTCTCTATCATCAGCTGTAAAAAATCTTACTTCATTAATATGGTCTTTAAATGTTTTCATTAGTATTTTACATCTTTTAGTGATTTTATTCTTTTGATTTTACTTCCAGGCCCTTGACCTATAAAATCTCCTGTTAAGTCATAAGTAGGTGGCCATGCATTCCATCCTTTTTCACCTTTTTCTATTTGTTTCTTTTGAAATGCTACATTTCCAAATTTCTTAATATAATCAAGGGCATCTTTTTTATCATAAGTTACTAATCTTGCTGTTCCTGTCCAACCCATAACTGTTTGACCATCTGTGTTTACTCTATCATGTCCAACATGGAAAGAATTTTTAGGATATAAGTCATCACCCCTTGTATCTTTAGTAATGGTCATGTATATGGCAGTACCTTCTTCTTTTCCTTTTGGTTGTCCACTAGCAGCTTTACCTTGTTCTGAATCATCCATATACAGAAACTTTGAAAAAACTATATTTAGTTTTCCATGTTTACCACTATTACTTAAATCTTTGGAAGAATATTTGGTAATGTCTTTTTCTTCATTGATATGTTGTTTAAATGATTTCATGTTTTTGTCATCCAACTAATGATTGATGCAGCTATAGCTCCAATAGCTCCAGCGACAAGAGAAGTCATACCCATAAGGCGTGACTTCCATTGTTCTACAGCACGAACTCTTTCTTCCATTTTTGTTATGTGGTCTATTAATCTTCTTTCAGAATTACCAATTTCATCACGAACAGTTCCAACTCGCGAATGTAAGAGTTTAAGTTCAGAACGAATCTCTTCATCTGCCTTTCGGTGTTCTTCTTGGCGAGAATTTAGTGATTTAATCTCTACTGTAAGTTCTACTATTCTATCTGCTGTTGTGTCTAATTTGGTTAGAAGAGCATCAATCTGTCTTCCTCTGACCTCAACCTCTTGTTGTAAAAGTCCAACTTGAAGTCTGACATCCTGTAACTCTTCTGGCATTTTATTAGACCTTAAATATTTGAGTCATTCTTATTAACTCAATTCCAGCATTAAGACCATCTTCAATTCTTACAGAAATATCATCTTCTGAGTCTGAATTGTCTAGATCCCATTGTTCAGATACGAATGTAATTAATTCGTTCCATTCTTCTGCATCAAGGTCAGCAACTTCTGGAATAATATCTTCTATATTATCTATTGCTGGGCCCAATCTCTTGAGAGGTTCAATAAAATTAAGACCATCTCTCCAATTGAAATCACCATCTGCATTTGACTTTTTGATTGCTTCGGCTAAGGAAAACACAAATAATAAAAGTTCTTTGGTTTCCTGTATTCCGTATTTTTCTTCTGCCATTTAACTCCTTCCATATTTGAGATAGAGCATAGGGCCGCTCTCTCCGTTTTGTAAAATGATAGGTCGCCTTGGATACTTTAGACCATATTCTCTGATTGTTTGTCCTACTAAACCATCACCAACATACTTTTCATATCTACCATATTTCTTTTTACCCAATCTACAATTATAAAATGTTTCTGAATCTACTATGAATACATCCTTACCTGCAAATGTTGTTCTTTGAACTTCTTCAGTTATACCTGCACCTTTAAGTAACTCTCTTTTCTTTTTCTTCTTTTTACCAAGTACAGGTGCTTGATATTGAATACCACCACTATCTGGAGCTGTTGGTGCTACATTTGCTAATTCTTCATCAACTTCATCTGCAGCAAGTTTAGCAGCTACAGCCATCTCTTTCTTTTTCTTGTCTGACTTTCCTTTGAACTGTGGAGCATCTGATTTTTGAAAATCTTTAATAACATCTCCCATACTTGCTTTTTTAATATCAATACCTTCTTCTACTTCTTCAGTTTTTAGTTCTGGAGCTCCACCTTTTCTAAATGATTTTTTGAATGCCTTTTGTGCATTTTTTAAGTCTTTCTTATTGATGACTATCTGACCTTTTCTATTGATGACTGCCTCTATTCCTGCATCATCCAACGCCATCATCGCTTGTAATTCCTGACTTTCCTCTAATTTTGTCTCTGTTAGAAAAGTACCGAAAGATTTTCTATTCATGTTGTCTACCTCTTCTTTAAGAAATTTAGCGTCGGCCTCCCAATCAGTCTCTAGGAATTCCATAAGTTTACGTTTCATGTAACCATCATCTGTCCATATTCTAGTATCTTTTTGTTCTTTTAATAAGAATAGTGCAGCTGCATAGTTCAGAAGTATTGTTTTTCCAACTATTGGAATCTTTTCAAGTAATCCTCTAATTTTGAATACCATACGATGAAGCATGGTGTATGAAGACTTTTCTTTTACAGTTTCTAAGTCAGCACTTTTCTTGAGAGCTTTACCCTTCTTATCAATTATACCTAACTTATATGCATTAGTTGATGTATATTTCATGGTGAGAAGGCGTAGAAACCTAAACACAAAATATAAATCAGCACCTCTTGATGCTTGTCCTATTACATTACTTAATGATGGCATTTAACTCTCTCTATCAAATTTTCTTAAACTGTCTATGACACCTTGATCCATTAAAATATCACTTATTATTATCTCTTTTCCCATTATAGATTCTATTTTATCTTCGGGTAATACTTTTAAATAAAACAAAAAAGGCTTTAATATCGGCCAAAATTTTTCTTCTATCTTGAAGAACAAAATCCTAGTTGCCGCAGCGGGTGGGAATACATTATAAAAAACTATAATATGGTTGAGGAGCAATCTCTCCTTCAATACTCCCTCAGACACATACTGATTGAGTAGTCTTTTGATATATTTGATTTTCTTCAAATCATCATTAAACTCTTCAACTTCTGTACATTGTGGGTTATTATATTCTTTCATTGCATAGAGAAGAAAATTCTTCTCATTCAAATCATCAAAAATCATTATATTTATGAATCATCATCACTAAGCTTTTGCTCGTCTTCTGATTCTTGCGGTTGGAGTTTTCCTATGAAATAATTACAAGTTTGTATTGCACCACCAAGTGCTTGAATTTGTTGTTGTGTTTGAGTCAAACCCTGTTGATACTCTTGTAGTCTTTCTAGAAGGACTTTACGATCTCCTTCTAATCTATCTTTTTCTTTATTCAAATCTTCTAATTCTAAAGACATAATAATCCTCAATAATTAATATTAAAAAAAAGGGAGTCTCGCGAAAGACTCCCCATACAATAGTTAAAGACTAAAATTAAGCCTTAATAATTGTTGAACCACCATCACAAGCAGCAGCTGCTCCGTTAGCTGCACTCATCAAATACCAACCAGTAGCTGTGGTTGTGTGATATAAGAATGTTGCAGTCTCACCAGCATTTGTTGTAGCGATTGTAATATACGCTCCACCTGTAGCAACTGGTGTAAGGGTTGCTGTACCAGCAGCAACTGAAGTCATGAACTTAAACTGTCCAACAGTTCCAGCAGCTAATGATGTTGCAATAGCAGTTGAAACACCCACATTGGAGATAGCAACTGTTAAACTTAAAGCTGTTGTAGTTGTCGTTGCTTCAATGCTCGAGAAAGCAAGAGGAGCAGGAATGGACATGAAAACTGTGTTAACAGCTACCTTCTGGTTTGAAGGGTTTGAACTAGGACTGTCCACAACGTGGAACAGATCTGTTGACGCGAGAGCAGTATTCTCTGTTAACGCGGTTATCTTCTTATCGGCCATATTATTTCCTTTAGGCTATGTGCCGGGACTCGGCACCGTTAAGGTTAAAATACGCTAAGACTCCGCTGCGCGCAATGCGAAAGTTCTTGTCTTAGACGCGGGTTATAAAATCAAAAACACTTACATAATATGTATAAAACTACTTATTAAGTAGTTGTTACTGTTGCTGAAATAACTTCAGCAGCGACTTGTTGCATAATACCAGAATCAGCAGTTTCAGTATCACCAGCTTCTGTAAAAGTTGATGAATTTAATGTTATTGCCTGTCTTGCAACTGTTAATGCACCATTTGCATTAGAACCAGCAATCGTGAAAAAGAAATTCATCTGAGTACCAGTTGTTTGTGTTTCCATCTGTAGGTGATCTTTACTTCCATCACCAGACTGAGATGCATCTTCCATCATGATACGATCTCCATCATCTGTGCCAGGTGCACCATCAGTACTGTTCATACGAATTGTATCCCAATCTGAACCAACAGCTTCCATTGTGTTTACTGTGGTATTACCTGCAGCAGCTGTCGCTGTGTATGAAACTGTTGAATCATCTGCAGATTTTGTATGAGTAACAATCAGAGTTGGCATAGTTGACTCAGTAAAATCAACTGGCTCATTCCATGTAACTCTTACAAAAGCGTTTGCAAGTGTTCCAGCTGCAGCAACTGAATACGCTGGTTTGTTGTTTGCAGATCCAGTTGTAAGACCTTCAAATGAAACGTGTGTAATTTGTGCTACACCAAGTCCTTCTGTTGCATCCGTTCCAGTAAGATTTCCAATGGATACGAGACATTCATCCCAAAACTGAGTACCAGTGGAATTTTTATTATGTCGTAACCACCAACCTTCGTTATTTGCAAAACTTCTGGCCTGTTCATCTGGTGACAGCCATGTTGGTCTTTTTTCTATTTGCTCTTCTAACAGGAGTCTAAATCCTGCATCTGTGCCCGGCGCACCATCTGTACTATTGAGTAGTACGTTGTCATGGATGCCGAATTCTATTGGGCTTACAGTTTCGGTGGATTCAAATTCATATTCCATCGAATCTGGTGATAATGAACTACTCCAAAGTGGCATTTTACTCTCCTATTAAAATTAGTTTGTTTATATAGTTATTTATACTATTTACTCTGTCAAGGTCTGAGGTTTTTCCTCTGAATCGACTGTTTCTTTATCTTCTTCTTTAACTTCTTGAGGTTGTCCTTGCATAATTTTTAATGCTACATCCGCGACACCTCTTAAATCTTCAAATGGTTTACCAGATAGAGGATTTTTTGCCTCTTTAATTTCTCCCTTTTTCATTTTATCAAGATGTTTTTGTATTCTTTTAGATTGACCAAGATGCATTTTAGATGCATTTTCTAACTCTTTTACAATCTTTTCTAAATCTGGATCTTCTTCAAGATCAAATTCAACTCCTTCTAACATTTTCATTGCAAAAGCTTGAGATTTCATAAAACCAGCTTTAGTCTTTATCATATCTTCAAATTTTTTCTTTGTTGCAGGTTTTAATGCATTATATACTTGAGTCATTGCAGATGCAGAAAACGCATCAACTCTTGCTTTCCCATCTTTAAACATAAATATCTGATTTTGTTTATCTTTGACTATCTTTTTAAGATTATCTATTGTTGGTGGTACAGCAACCTCTTTTTCAACAAGTTCAACTTCTTCAAACTGAACTGGTACACTAATAGAACCACCAGTTTTAGGGTCATTAATCATCATTCTTTCTTTACCCTTAGTAGAGTTCTTGAAATCCTTATGAACCTTACTAAAATTCTTTTTAGAGATTTTAACTACCTTACCATCATACTTGTAGTCTTTACCAGCAAGAACAGCTTCATCAATCTCAACTTCTTCATTTCTGATTTTATCATAGTATTTGTTAATGTTCTTGTACATCCAATCACTATCTGTTTTTGAAGTAGAACCTTGTTTCTCATTACGTTTCATAATCTCTTGAACTTTCTTAACTTCAGCGGGAGTACCGAAAGCCTTTGCAAGCATCAGATAGTTTTCTGTATGTCTGTTCTCATCTTCATTTTTTAGATAATCTTTTTTGAGTTTCTTGAGATTAACTTTTTCTTCAAGACCTTGTTCATCACAAACTCCACAATGTTCATCAAGTTTCATAACCTTCGCTGCTGCTTCTGCAACACTTACCAAACTTGGAGTAGATGCAGTTCCAAATATATTATCAGACATTACTTGTTCTCCTTTTGATAGAACTTTCTTGCGAAAGAAACACTTCGCTTTTCTGTTACTTTTTTCTTTTTCTTCTTAGGTTGTTCTGGCCAATCTGGATGACTACCAACCTCAAGTTTCTCTTCTGAGTCAATTGGGTCATGTACTCCCATACTTTGAGTACCTACTTCTTTAAGTTGTATACCCCACTTTTTAAATTTTTCTTTAACATCTTCTTTCTGAGTAGCGACACCATCCTTTGTTGTAACTCTAGGAGCAATCTTGGCATCTGTTGCTTTTCCTACTGCTGTATCTGGTGTACTAGATTTTGTTCCAACTGCTGGTTTTTCACGACCACTCTCTGCATCTACCTCTACTGGTTCTTTAGCAGCAACTGCTTTACCTACAGCTTTTTTAGGTGCACCACTCTTTTTATCTCCCAAATCTTGACCTATTCCTGTCATATCTGGTGCAGTTTTGAATGATTGATCAGTAAACGCAGGTTTGTATTTTGGATCTGAAAATTGATGAAGACCATAATCTTTATCGGTATCTGAAGTAGTTGTACCTTCATCTCCGTAACCGCGTACATCTAAGTAAGATGTTGCTTCTGTTAGACCATAATCGTCAAGGACATCCATCAATTCAGCTTTTGGCATACCTTCTTTCTCGGCTTTGGCCATGATACCATCCATCCACTTCTTCTTAGCATTCTTGTTCATCCTAGACCATTTTCTCTCTACTTTTCTAGCATCATTATCTATCCAAGCTTCTTTGACTTGTTCTACCTGAGCGTCAAGATAGTCTGCCATTCCATCAAGTTTATCTACAGCAATTGCAACTTTGTTTGTCCACCAAGAAGGTAATGCACTTTCATCTGATAATTTATTCAACTCTGCCTCCATCCTCATTAGAGCTGACTTTGCAACTTTTACTTGATTCTTCGCAGACGCAACATCAGTATGTCCACCTTCCATTATTTGACTTTCCTCATTAAATACACTTACTTTTTTTAATGCTTCAGCCCATGTATTTCTAGCGTGTGGATTTCTTATTTGTTCCATCTTTGGATTGATATCTATTTTTTCTTCTTTACCACTTTCTGCCTCAGTTGCATCGGGCTCGGCCTCTTCGTCTTCTTCCTCATCGGCCTTGTCCTTGATTTTTTGAACCACTAGGTCAGCAATCTTCTCTATTTCTTCTTCAGAAGGCTCATCATCTTCTTCTGGTTCTCCTACTGGATCTTCACCTTCATCAT